GGTTGATATCGTAAAAGTATTGCTCAAATAAGTCCATCTGGACCTGATTAGCAAAAAGGTTGAATTCTTCAGGTGTTATATAACCTCGCTGCTCCTTATTCAGGATTGCAAGTACCTTTTGATAAATAGTGTCTACACTTAATGCCATAACTGGTGTTTATATTGTGTTTCCGAGCCGCCTAAGCGACCCGGATCACACAAATAGGTTTGATTACTTCAATCGTTTTTCTACGCTCTGGTAGACTTCAATACCGTCGTCGGTCTTGAAATATGCGGCTAGTGCCGAATAAGGATTCTCATCAAAAGGGACTGTAAGCAACTTGCGGTTATTTGATGTCCACGTGAAAGTGCGCTGGTCCGGTGCAAGATCGATAATGCGCGCCTCAACAGCTCGTATACCCATATTGCGGATTTCCACATTCTCATCAGTAGCTAAACTCATAAACAGCTTTGGCTCTTTCTTAGCGAAGATTAATAGATCGCGGCGTAGCTCCTTCGAAGTCATAGATGTAACCGAACTTCCGTTCTCTACACGCATAACTGCTTCTGCTTGGTCCATATCCATGTCCTTAGCTAACATCAAAGCCTCAATCTCTGCCTCAATAGAATCCATCTCATCCACCGCATCCTGAACAGCATTGTGTTCTACATACAATTTGTTTAAATCAGGATGATACAGTGACAAGAGCTTTTGTAACGGCTGCTTTTGTTTTGGTACATACAAAACCCCATCTTCAAAAGTGATGTGATCTAAACGCGCATCGCCTTTAAATTCATCCACAAACACAGTCTTCTGGTTTTTTGTATACTTAAGTTCCCTTTCGTAATTTTTATCTTCATCAAACCAATAGATTTCTCTTGATTTGATAGTGAAGGTTAACGGCGATTGGCCGTTCTTTAGCATATACCTTCGGTCTTTAATTTCCCACTTGGGGGTTGAAGGTTCTACTTTGACAGATTTTTTAGGTGGCGTCTGTGCTTCCACTTGTGGCTCTTCTGCAATAGCAGTGTGAGCGACGGCTTTTTTCTTTGCCATAATATAATTTTATAAGATAATTAGAAAAGTAAGGTTTACCCCCGACCGTGAAGCCGAGGGTAAATTACTTACAGTTTTCGTCTTAGACGAGTAGCATGAAGTTGTTAGCTCCTTGTACAACGAGACAACGCTCAGACAAGTAGTGTACTTCAAGTGCATCAAGGTCAGAAGTGATGTTTCCACCAACTGAACCAGTGATCCAAGATTTCATGCGACGGTCATCGGCCTGAGAGGCGCGATAGCGAACGTGCAAGAATGGACGCTTGATGTTCTTACCCATGTTCTGGTCATAGACAGAGCTAGTTCCAGCAGGTACGATAACACCGTTAACGTCATCAATCAAACCGCGAGTGGATGCATCGTTAAGATACTTCCAGTCAGTTTTGTAGAAGTCATAAGAACCGCGACGGAAACCGCTGAAGCCAAGGTTTAGAGCCATATTCTCGCTATTGTTGAATACACCGTAAGATGTACCTCCACTGTAGCCAGCATTAAGACCTGCAACCATGTCATCAATGTTCAACGCAGACTCACGATCCAAGAACAACATGTTCTCCTCAATCGCTCCCTGCTTGTCGAACTTCTTCAACACTTCGTCAAAGTCAGACAACGCTGATGCAGTGTTGCCACTGAATCCACCAGACATTTTGTGACCACGCTTAGTGATAGCTGCGAAAAGACCTTCCGTACCTTCAACAGTACCGGAAGCACCAGAACTAGTTGCTGCAAGTTCACCTTCAACCATCGCCATCTCTAGGTAGTCCTCAAAACGAACGCGAGTGTCGCCTTCACCTTTTAGGTACCACATATAACCACTCTGACCACCTTCACCAGAAATCTCAACCCAACCAATCTGAGAAGCGTCAGATCCGGAGACCTCATACTTGTCCTTGATGATGATTGGCTTGTTAGTGAATGACTTGAAAGAAGGCTCAACAGCTCCGTTCATTCCTGTAGTTCCTTTAGAGAACTCAGAACCATACACAAACAACTTAACTGTTGCATTGTCTGCAATTCCAGCAGCCAATAAATCAGCAGCAGCATAAGTCTTCACGTTTACCTGGTTGGTAGCCGTGTAATGGACATAAGCTTTAACAGTGTTAGTGCCATCGCTAATAACCACCGTTTGGCCAACGCGAATTGCGTGTCCAGTCACGGTGAGGTTGTCTCCGAGGTTAGTAGAGTCTGTGCCTACAACAGTAGCGCCTTCATAAGCGAGGTGCAAACGACCCTGCTCAGACCAAATAACCTGGTCAGAAGTCATAGGTAGTTCAGCGCCTACCATGCGCAAGAAGGAAGCTACGGAACGATTGCCGTAACGCTCTACTTCTTTTTCATATAGCTCGGGTAGGTGCTGTTGCGCCCATCCGGCGGCGGCTCCACTATGGAAGTCCAAATAGTTGCCCGAAAGGGCTTGTTTTACTGGGGCTGGTACCGCATTTAGGTCGACGCCCGCATTAAATGTTGCCATTTTAATTTATTTTAGTTTATTTACTTAGTTTAATCCTAAGCTTGGAGGTATCATCTCCGCTAACTACCCTTGCTTTAAAGGCTCCCGCATTATCAACTTTGTTATGTCCCCCTCTCGGATCCATATTGATATTTTTAGAAGCAGCTGTACTGTGTTTAATAGCATCAGCCTTCCCTTGTTCGTAAAAATGGTTAGCGACGACATCTGGATTAGTTGCTGCGAACAAAGCTTTATGGTAACCTTTAGCATCTGTCATTTCTCCCGTTTTTCCAAGAAACTTCTTGAATACGTTCTTAATGTCACCTTGTGTTTCCTTTACGCTATCTACATTCTTAACGTTAAACCTATATTTTTGTTCCCCTACCTGAAATTCAAAACCTTTGAAGTCCTCTCCGAAAACCTTATCTGTTTGTTTGTTAAAAATGCCGTTCAATCGCTCCCTCTCTGTGGATATCTCGTCCGCTTCTTTATTGTGTCTATTAAAAAAGTCCACTGCTTTTGCCTGATCCTCGGTTAAACGGGGGTCAGCTTTAATGTCGCTGTAATACTTTTCGCGCATTTCAGTTACATGTTTACTGGCAGCATTGACTTCTTCTTTAAACGCCAATTTCTTTCGCCTGATATCACGGTCTGAGTCTAGGTCCTCATCGTAATCGAAGTTATCCTCGATAAGGAAGTTAATTTCCTCTTTATTCAAATGAGACTTTGTACGACTATAGAACTCGTGCAACAGGGCTTTGTCGTCCAACTGAGAGACATCACGGTTTAACATAACGTAGTCCTCAAGACTACCTCCTGTTTCCGCCATGAAATCAACCAACTTCTGGACGCCTTCAGGCAAAGCTTCTGTAGCGGGCTGTTCGACGGGTTTCTCAACCTCCTCGGCAGCATCCACTTCCACTTTACTAATTTCTTCTTCAGAATCTACCACCAACTCTAGAGTAGGGGTGTCCTCTTGTTGTTCCTCGTTTTCAGAGGTTTCTGCTTCAACAGTTTCTTCAACTGGATCATCGCTTAAATTAACGACAAATGTTCCGTCTTCGGTTACTGTTGTTTTCTTAGTGGCTTCAGGAGCTTCCTCTTGTTCCACTACTTCAGCCTCAGGGGCTGCGGTATCCTCAATAGCCGGTTCCTCAGCTATGAGATCTTCTTGTTTAGACATGATATGATATTATAAGATTATACAAATTGTATATTACTTAGGATCAAAAGAACCTAAGCCAAAACCACCGCCTAGTATGTCATTTCCTGAGGATTCAAAATCCTTTGGTGGTTTATTATTTTTGCGCTGATCAATAAGCTCACTCTGTTGAGAGGCTTGAAGTTTAGTGCGCTTGTCCTTGCGGTCTTCTTTTTGGTCGTCACGACCTTTTAACGTTTGGGCTTCCATCTGACGAAGCTGCATATTAAGCTGGAATTCATATTCCATTAGTTCCTTCTTGAGAGCTCCTTCCTGCGATAGCTTCTGGGAATCGAGCTGCGCTTTCATCTGCTCCAATTGAGCCTCCACTTGTCCGATAGCTTGCTGTTTCTGAATGTCCAGCTGTGCTGCTGCTTGCTGTGCCTGCATATTAGCTTGCGATTGTGCTTGGATATTCTGCTGCTGTGCTTGCTGATCACGCTCGTGCTTCTGCTTGCGACGCAACTTAAGCAACTGGTTAGCTAGCTTAAGGTTACGCACCTCGCGAATGTCAATTGCGTCCTCAAGGTCGATGCCTTGCTGGGCTAGTGCTACTTGGATGTTATTCTCCAATAATGCTTTTTCTTCTTCGTCCGGCACAAGCTCTAAGAAGATACCAAAGTCGTGGATATGCAATTCGTTCAGCTCTTCCAGGATGCCCACGTTGTGAGCCCCAATCTTTTGAATGAATGCTTCTTTTGCGGGGGCATACTCAATAATGTCTGCGATGCGTAGGGTGATACCCTCTACTAACTCGGCGGTTAGCAATAATCCCGCGTTTAAGATATGACGTGTGGCTGTGTTGGAATTCGCTGCTGCGATCTTCTGCACACCTACTAGTGCTCTCTCATCTGGAGTAGAGCCGTCACGAGCTTCATTCAATCCGGTAACATCACGGATCATTTGAAGGTAATAGTTGTACGTGTTGACGAGTACATTGATTTTGTTGCTTCCCGCCCCGGATTGTAATTCCTGAATTGGAACCTTGCCGTGGTTCAGTTCACCGTCAGCCGTCATGGAGCGCCCGATAACACTACCTGTTTGGAAGAACATATTAAGTGCTTCCTGCGGGTTGTAATTTGTTCCGTTGCCTAAGTCAATCTCCGATAGCCCGTCTGCGTCTAGGTAAACGCCGTCTGGTACCATTCTTGATAAGACTTGTTGTAGTTTAAGGTGAGTGAGCTGGATCATATCCGCAAAGCCCGTTACTCTACCGACTAAGCTTTCAATCTTACCGCGGTACATACTTGGTGCGC